CCTGCTCCCGCTACTAAGTAAAGGAGGAATAATAAACTTAATTGCGAAATCACTGATTTTTAGAGGTTTTATTAAGGGTTTATTATTCCTCTTTTTTTGTGTTTCGGTCTCTATGTTGGTCACTCAGTAGATAAAAGTAGTGCCTGGTTGTGTTTTAATTTTTAAAACATAACTGAAATGATAGAAAACATAAGCTTTGGAAAAGATGCTGCTTATCTCTATGCAGCTATGAACTACAATTTTTTTATAAAAAAAGAGAGTGACAAATCTGGAAAGTCACCTATTTATCTCAATGTAAGATTGAACGGAAAAAGAGCAAGAATCTCTACTTTATTAAAAATAGAAGAAAAACACTGGGATAAAGAAAAGAAAAAAGTTATCAAGTGTGATGAAGCAGATGATTACAATCTTATTCTGAAACAATTAGAAAACAGAATCACTAACATCATCGTCAAACACAGACTTTCTGAAACTCCACTTACAATGGATATGTTTCTGAATCAGCTAAAAAACGCACCACCAAGTTATGATTTGGTGCAATTCTTTGAGCATGTAATCCAAGACCAAGACCTGTCAGAATCTACCATAATAAAACATAAAGGAATATTCAATAAGCTCAAAAACTCCAAAATACCAAGCTCTTTTCCAGATATCAATTTGCTTTGGTTCGACAAATACAGATCCTATTTAAAAAAATTAGGAAATAATTCTGCTACAGTAAACACCAATATCAGCATCATCAAGAAATACCTTCGCATGGCAAAAGCGAATGGAATAAAAATCTATGTAAATTTGGATTGGGTCAAGGTCGGTTCTACAGGAGGAAGAATCATTTGGCTCAAAGAAGAAGAAATAAAGAAAATGGAGGAATACTACTATTCTTCTTTTATTCCAGAACATTTGAAATTAAGTCTGGGATATTTTCTATTCTCCTGCTATACAGGACTGAGAATTTCCGATGTTATGGAAAGAAATCGTGATGACTTCAATGCTGACACCTTTGAGTTTATTTCGATTAAAACGAAAATGCGACAAATCATAGGAATAGGACAGAAATGCCGACAAATAATAGACAACAACCCTATGCTGTTCATCGCAAAAAAAGCAGGAGTTCACATCAATAAGCAAATCAAGGAAATTGCTAAAATATGCGGAATCAAAAAAAACATATCATTCCATACAGCAAGACACAGCTTTGCTACCAATTACCTAATCAAGGGCGGAAAGGTGGAAAACCTGCAAAAGTTATTGGGACACACTAAAATAATGACTACAATGAAGTATGTCCATATTATAGATGAAGAAGCTGCACTAACGACAAACATCTTCGATTAAAAAACTTTTGCCCCTAAATAGGAGCAAAAGACTAATAAGTTTCAGTTTCTATCTCTATAGAATAGTGTTTATCCGAAATGGAATTTTTTACCCAGGATTTTATCCAGTGCCTTTTATTATAGGCAAAAATTTCCGAACGGATATCATACTTACGGATTTTGTTTTTTTCCGCAATGAATGTCCATTTGTAGCTGAAGTTAGACAGCCTGTTCATATACCAGGGCTTAAGATGTTCGGCGCACTCCTCTCCTTCTAGCCCTCTCGGATTGGTGGCGTGGTTATCGCCGTCTCTGTCCAGTCCAGCATAATAAACCAGCATCAAGGAACTTTCCTTGTGAGCCTTGGCGGTATTAGCACCACGAAAAAACGCCATCGGAAGACAAAAACCATTAACAGTAACTTCTGTAGTATTTTCTGGCACAAAATGAGGATTGAGCTGATAACCTTTTTCATTAAAGAAAATATTTCTATTTTCCATTCCCTCTACTTCTGGAAATTTCAAATGAAAATACTCTTTATCAGTAAATTTCCTGATAGGATTTTCTACCTCAAAGGCTCTGAAATCCTCTGGCTCCTTGCTCTTATCAATTCTAATAAGACTCATTATAGCCTTGGAGCCGTCAAAAGTAAGGTCATAGTTTCGCCAGTTCTTGATGATGGTCACCAAATCCCCGAACGACATATCTGGCACTGCTTTTTTAAGATTAACCCTGTTAAAATTAAATACATACGGAATCACATTACCCTCTATGGTGTGCTGTCTCATCGGTCGGATTTCCATATACGCCAGACCTATATCTTTTTTAGAAGAATCCATTAAATGCGGAGCCTCTAAGTAGCCGTAATATTCAAAGACAAATTCCTTCCTATCCACGGCGTCCTGCTCGCTGACATCCAAAACAAAACTCAGATTTTCCACCACTTGGCGCTGATTACCAGCACCGAAAGAATAAACATGCTTGCCTCCATAATAGAGATTAACATCAGCCGTTTTCAAGGCATTATGCACCTTGAAATAAATCCTGTATTTCCCTGGCGCCTCTATCACCACCGATTTTTTCCATTTTCCATACATGTCCCCTCCTGGTGTTCGCTCAGTCAAATATACTTCCTCCTTGAACATACTGAGTTTATGAAGTTTTTGGTCTCCTGTCGTGTAGTAGTTTTTATCGGTAAAAATACATCGCTGAAGCAGATGCTCATCGCTAAGGATATCCCCTGTAAGCTGGAAACCAGCATCTTTAAACCCCGCTTTCAGAACATACAACAGGTAAGGCATCGGATGGATGATGTTTTTATTATAAACATCCATTCCATCCTCTACTCTATTCCTTGGGAAACTCTTTACAGCCTTTCCCTGTTCCTGCACCCTATTATTTATCATCGAATCGAAATATTTCCATTCCTCACTGTCCAGATTGTATTCGTCTGTATAGAGTTTTGGAAAATTATAATCTGATACAGGATAGCTCTTTTCTACGACTTCGTTGGCGTGCTGGTAGATGTCTGGAACTTCGAAATTATGCAAAGGCAGATCTGCTAGTTTTTTGTCAAAATTCGGTAAATTTTCAAATCCAGAATCAATCTGAAATTTTAGCGACTTTGTCCCAAACTCCAGAATCTCGATTTTTCCTTTTCTCCGTTTTCCCTCGTGAATATGGATTCCATCATGAAACCGCTTAAGTTTAGAATTGTCAAGCGAAGAAAACTGACCTATCTTCCTAAGAAATTCCACCGTATAAGGACACTCTATGGGCAAAGTGTAGTTGGTCCAGAAGCTGTCCTTGAACCTTGGGTTTTCTTCGGTAAAACTAAATGAGAGTCCGTCCAGCGGAATTTCAATCCCCTCGTTGGTTATAAATTTGTCTTGCATTGTTTTTTGTTTACAATTATATTTTTAATCATATAATAAATTTCCTCTTCAGAATTAAAAGAAGTATCTATCTCCACATCACTCTGTGTATGATGATATACACTGTCATTAAAATTTACTATATCTTCAAAATCTTTATTTCCCCAGAAATATTTTCGCTGATAATTTTCATCGGTTTGTCTTTTTAAAACTCTTTTCTTCAATTCATTATGATTTACTATTAATTTTATAGTTACAACATTTTTATTATCAAGATATTTATTAACCAGATAATTAAGTCCGCTCGTTTCCATTACAATAACATCGCTCTGACTTGATTCTATTTTGCGAAATATAGTTTCTTCAGATTTCGAAATATCTACCATTCGTTCTTCATCTATCATTAATGTAAGAATATCTGGAAATTCCTCTCGAAGTTTCTCAATGACAGAAGTTTTTCCTGAACAAATACCGCCTATAATATGAATAATCATCATTCCTCTATCACATTAAACTCTAAATCCATCTGATACAGATGTTCGCTGGTATCATACATTTCATTTTTCTTACCCACAGCTACGGCTTTCAGCCTTAAATTGCCAATCATGATAAAACACAGATTAGACCCCAGCAGGTCATCTATCAGCGCAATTTCCTCCCGAAGAATCCACCCTGTATTGATAGTAAGCGATTTCTTCCTTTTACTGCCGTATTTTAATTTATTTTCGGCATCAAAATAATGCTCAAACTCAGAAATCATTCGGTATTTATCGTGAGCAGAAAACCACTCAAACACCAAGTTCTCCGTTTCAAAGAAGATATGAATCGGATTTTCAACCTCTGGGAACGGAATATATTTAATCTCCCCAGCAGTAATGATTTCATTCTCTTTTCCAGTGAATAATTTTCGGATAAAATTATGAGAACGAACCTCGTTTTTCTTCTCAAAAGCGGGTTTTCCTCCTTGATAAATATTCATTAGCGGAACAAACTCTGCCTTTTCTGAAATAGCATCTGCACTGATTCGGATTACAGATTCTGGATAGGTTCTGCGCATGGGATGATTGGTAAATAATGGAAAACATCGTGGTCTTCTGCCAGGAACAAAGAAAACATTCTTTATCTGATATTCTGAAAGCTGTTCATCATCTGCATTATGCTCGGTAATAGTAATATTTACGAGTGCAAAGCTATACTGATAACCTACATCATTCAACGGATAAAGCTCTCTGCATCTTGCAAAGAAATCTTGGATTTCCTCTCCAGGGAAAATCTCTACTTCATTTTTGAAATACAGATATTCATACTCCTGAACCTCCTGATATTCCTGCTGATAGCCTTTGAAAAACATTTCCAATTTCATTTTTACATAACTGGAGAAAGGATTGTTCTGGCTCATCTTTATCTTATTCTTGTCCAGAGCAAAATAATAGGCTTCGCCTCTAAAATCTGATCTTAAACTCTCTGCTATTTTCAACCTTACAGGAAAACGCTTTTCTATCGAACCAGCAGACAGCAGGATTTCTCCGCTGTAAGCCCCTGGAGGAATACTCTCAGGCTTTACTGTAGTGAGCTTCAATTTTCCACCTTCTATCACAGCAGTTTCTATGAATGATGGTTTTAGAGAAACGCTGATTTCTAAATTATTTGGATTAATGATATCTGCAGTGAAAGATTTTGCAGAATCTACCCCTTTTATTAAAGTATCTTCAAAAATTCTTGGAGAAAAATCAAAATCCTTCACTACTTCTCCCGAAATAGTTTTAAATAAAATTATAATCGTCTTTTTCTTTCCTCCCGCTTTTATTTCTGCATGAAATTCATAAGTAGAATCCACTGGAGTAGAGTCTGAATATGCAGACTTTGATATTTGTATAACACTTTTATCAGTTTCTTTCGAAACATCCAAAGAAAAAGGATAAAAAGACTCCCAGTCTGGAGTAATATTAAAAGTAATAGGTTCCGTAGTGCGGACTTCTAATCTGGTATCTCCACTAAGGGTCTTTGCCGCCTTGTTGTAAGTCAGAACAAGATCGGTCTTGTCAGTCACCAAATCCGATGGAGAAGCCTGCCCCTGCTTAACTTCTAATTTAACCGTTACAGAAACAGAGCTCGGCTCTATGTAATGTTCACCGCCTCTGTCATCTATTCCGTAAGCCTCGTAGATGATAGATGCTGAATATCTTCCCGCACTCAGCCCCGCAAGCCCTGTAACATCCAAAAGAACATCTGCTTGGCGTGGGTTAATCTTTCCGCTGTTTCCCCCTTCTCTAAATATCTTTTCCTTGGTGCTGACATTGAGCCAGTTCGATGCCCCAAGGTTATAAGTCACCCGAGTTTTATAGACAAACTTCTTATATGGAGCATCATTCCACAAGTCTAATTCTGGGAAAATAAGCCTGCTGGTCTGCTGGCTTGGCATTCCCTTGCCTTTGATGTATTCAAAAACAATAGTAGGCGGATTTACATCCCACTCCACCAAAGGAGCGTCTTCTTGTCTGTATCCGCCGCACTCATAACCATTTTTCGAGGTAAGTCGCCAATTATCACAAACCGCAACTTTTTTTAATCTAATTTTCTTTGCCATAATCTTTATAAAGAATTTCGTTTTGATAATATGTTAAGTGCTGTGGCTCTGAAAGATTCCATATTTCTATGCAGTATCGATAATCCGTAAAGAGAATTATTCTATTAGGATTTTGTTCAATCATTTTTACGCCTGTAATTTCAGTAGGAATTTTCCATAGCAATTGGCGGAAAGCCCACCTGCTCACTACAAAATCTACATCTTTCGGCGTGTAGTCTTCTTGCAGCTGCCCCCCGAATACTTTCGCTACAGAGCCACACACCGCAGGCGTTTCATTTGTCAGCTCTTCGACCAAGGAAATCACTTGGTCGCAAAGCTTATTCATCGGGTCGTTATCAAAAACCCTGAATTTTTGGAAAGAATTTTTATTTTCTCGCATTTCTTTTCTCTATATTTTCAAATTGTTTTATTGCGTTTTTCAATCTTTTACCATTTTCGGCGTTCTCTACCATCCATGCTTCTACTCCGTTTTCTTTTAGTTCGGAAAGCACCTGCTTCAAGTCTGATAAAATCGGCTGCATTTCTGCCCCTAAAACCATTTGAGCCGTTGCAGGAGTCTGAGCATCTCCTCCCGAAGTCTGTCCTCCGCCCGTAAAACCTCCTTCTGCGTAGCCTCTTGGCGCTTGAGTTCTCCCTGTTCGGATGCTTTCCATCCAGTCTACTACATCAGCAACCACTGGATTCTGTAGCATCCATTTAGGAGTGACATATTCGTTCTCGTGGACTATTCCCGCTGGTCTGAATCCAGAACTATCAGGAGAACCGAAGCCTCCACCTGTAAAACCACCTTTGTCAAAACTATCTGGCTGAGCAAGAACCGCCGCAATCTGCGCAGCACCCAAAGCCGACACCACACCAGTAAGAACCCCAGCAGAAATACCAAAATCAAACTTAGGAACCTGCGCCCATATTCCGATAATTGCTTGAGCTGTATTGATAGCAATCTGTGCAATCGCCATTGCTTTCTGAATTTTAGCCTGCCTGTTTGCCAGTTCAGCTTTCTTCGCATCGGTTTCCTCCTCTAACAGCTGGACACCTTTATGATATTGTTCCTGGTTGATGTAGCCTTCATTCAGCTGTCGCAGAAGCTCTTTCTTCTTATTGTCCTGCCCTTTGGTAAAACTTCTGAGTTCTCGCTCGTTAAGTCTTTGCTGAAGTTCGGAAAACTGAGAAAACGCATTTTTCAGCGCCTGCACACCCATCATTACAGCTTGAAGCTTGCGCTCGGTAGTGTCTAGGTTTTTGAAAGTATCGCTCCACTGGGTAACCGAAAACCCAAGAATATCGACTTTGTCCATTTCCTTACGGGCATCTTTCTGAATTTGGGATTCATCACCTACTTCATTTCCATTCTTGGCAGCATTCAGCTTATTGACTTCTGTCGTGATGGATGCTATTCTTTCTTTAAGTTCCTGCACTGATTTTTCAGAAAATACATTTGGATTGCTGAGTAAGTCCTCCAATATTTTTTGCTCTTTTTTGAAGAGTTCTATCTGTGCCTGTAATGCAGCTCTGTTTGCATTTTCCCTCAATGCTTTTTT